CTATGACTCAGAACAGCAAGAACCCGCCACCACCTCAGCAACTTGTTCAAGAGCGGCGACCGTCGCCGCCACCCCCACCACCGAAGAAGTGAGACCTTGATGACGACGTTTTACAATCAACTTTGGCAGGATCGTCTCAACGAAAAGAGCAAGATTGAAGACTTCAAGAGTGAAGCAACGGACCTCTTGAACAAGATTTTCGAGGAGTTCCATGAGGAGTGCGGTGTGCCGCATGGTCGATCCTGCTTTCGACCACATGACGAAGAAGACGGGCCGACCACTTGGACGGCTACTGATCAGGTAGAACTTGTCGATCGAGACATGGCAGCGGTGAGATATGTGATGCACGTCGTACCGCCATCGGGCGACGAAGAGAACTTGGTCGAGCTTTCGTCGATCGTGACTTGCCATCGAGTCGAAGGGGGCATGAACGTCTCGATCGATAACGAAGTCGTCGGAACTTTCAGGTTCGGCGACCATCATCATCAAGAGGAGAAGTGTCTTCACAACATGAAGGATTTCTTCCGAAGCAAGATCAAACGAGAGACGTTCTGACTCGATTGATGCTGCGATGAGCCTCGGTAGTCCCGGGGCTTTCTTTTTGCGCATGGCTAAATAGAACCATGCCGCAACGCATCGGGTACGAACGACAAGTCAACGTCAAAGCCCGCCCGGTCGAGGAACACGATCCCGATCGAGCCGAAGCCAATCGCTTCTATGCCTCGGCACAATGGCGATGGCTTCGTCGTCTGATCTTGAGACGTTCGCCACTTTGCCAATGCAAAGACGAGTGCGGCGGCTTGTCCGAGGAAGTGCATCACGTCATCGATCGACGTGTGTGCCCTGAGAGGGCTTTTGACCCGACCAATTTGATTGCGATGACGAAGGCTTGTCACTCACGAGAGACTAGGGCTCGGCAGATCGACAAGGGCAAGTCATGACCGACACACTCATCGAGATCAATACTCAACTCGCCGAGTTGATCATCAGGTTTGAGAGCGCTCTCACCGCTCTCGGTGGTCGCGGTAACGATTCCGACAAAATCGAAAAAAGTTCGTCAAAATCGGGCAGCGTGACGCTTACCTAAGTCATGCAGCACACGGAAGACGATGACGACCTCTTGAGACCGGGCGAAGTCAAAGCCCGTTTCGGGCTCTCGCGGATCACTCTGATCAATTGGGAAGCCACCGGTCTCTTGACGGCTCTTTACACGCCCGGGGGACACCGCCGCTATCGTCTCGGCGACCTGAAGCGGCTCGTGAAGCCGCGGAACACGGAGGCAGATGACTAGGTACGACTCAAACCTTTCTGCCGTCGATGCCATGACCAAGGCAGTCGCCTCGGGGGCGCTACCAAAAGACCGAGTCGGCTATTGGCTCGAACTCTCCTCGACCGGGCCACGTGTGGCGATGTGGTCCGAGGGACTCACAATTGAGCAAGAGGAGATCTTGAAGGGAATCGTCGAGAAGGCGACCTCAAGAGGAGGCAGATGAGTGAGGCACGACCTATACCAACAGGGCACCGCACACCGCGGCACTACATCACCCCGGTCTTGTGGCACTCGCCCGGACCATACGGGCAACGGATAGAGATCAACACGGTCGAGCCGTTACCTGATCGCATCACGAGCCCGATCACCGTGACGTGTCGTGATACAGGCAAGAGGTACAGACTCTATCGGAAGTCATGTGGCTTGCCACATTGCATGTGTGATGCGAGGGCATCACTGATCGAGGAGGAAGATGAGAGACAATAGAAGCATCAGGGGCGCCGAGCGATACAACGTCTCACTCCCGGCTGAGTGGGCCGATCGACTGGCCGAGATCGAAGCCGAGACGGGCGTACCTGCCATCGAACTGATGAGGCAGGCGATCTCGATCGCTTATGACCTACCTGATCCGGTCATCGCGATCAGGCGACGTGCGACTGAGACGATGGCAAAGGTCGTCGCTCAACGTGAGGCCGTCTTCGCCGCGACCGATGCCGTCGCCGGTTGCCTCAAGGGTCGCGTGCTGGACCACGCGACGGCGCCGCGGTGAACGCAGGAGGGGGAAAGGGGGTCAATTCGCTACCACCCCTTCCTTCCTAGACGCACCCCGCATGTGCATTTTTTGGGTGCGAAATTGGCAAGCCGGGGAGTTCAACGACCCGGGGATTGAAACAACACAACACGGAGGCAGATGAAGCACTTCATCGACAAGATCAAAAGGTTCTTTAACCACAACACAACGATCGCGGCATTCAGGCTGAAGATGGAACCAAACAACACGCCCGAGACCGCCGTCGCATACGTGAAGGGGATGATCGATGCGGAGTGGCCGGCGCATGTCCGAGAGCATCTCACGATCGATGCAACTCAGCCCGACCCGGCGGCAACAGTGTTCGAGGTCACGATCAACAACGGAGGCAGATGATCTACCCACAAGATAAAGCCGAGATCCTCGGCTTTGATCGACACACGCACTCGCGCGATGACGGCACCGAGACCCTTCAGCCTGAGTCGCAGAAGATGAGAGTCGAGTTCCATCGCACACAAGGCGACGTTCATGGCTTGCAAAGCAAGCCATGAACGTCGCCTTCCCGCCCGGAATGGAAGACGGACACGGAGTGATCGAAGAGGTGACGTTCTCTCAGCACGACGAGAGCGGCGTGATCTTCGACATCGAGATCCGATACAAGCCGATCGTCCGAAAGGTCGAGCCGAGTACGGAGGTCGAGTGACACCTTGTGGCCGGTTCTACTCTCAGGCATCGATGTCTTTTCCGGACGATCTCACGAAGTCGTCGAACTACTGGACGATCCGCTTCGGTCTTCGATGGGCTCTGAGTCGAGTTCTCAATCCGGTGTTCGTTCCGACTCCTGAAGATGTCGAGTACATGGCGATCGAATACAGACCCGATGGCGAGATTGAAGAGATACACTTCCGGGCGTTGCGTCCATGAGCTTTCAAGTATAAAAGCCGAGCGAAACGACGAGCCCGACTCTAACTAATTGAAACAACCTAACCCCTAGGAGACCGATGCCCCTTGTGTGCCCTGATCAGGGCGAGTTGCGCCTACTCGACATCATGTTGAAGGCCGCTCTGTCCGCCAACGAAAACTACATTTTGAAGCTCTACCGGAACGACTACACGCCAGCGAACACCGCGGCACCGGGTTCGTTCACGGAAGCCAACTTCACCGGTTATGCCGCCCGGACCCTGACCCGATCGAACTGGAATGCCGCGACGACCGTGAGCGGCAAGGCCGAGTCGAGCTACGGTAGCGCTCCGCAGTCTTGGACTTGTGGCGCCACCGGCAACACCGTCTACGGCTACTGGGTCGAAGGATCGACCTCGGCCAAGGTGCTTTGGGGCGAGCGGTTCGCGACGGCTCGCACTTTGGCGAGCGGTGATCAGCTTAATTTAACGCCGAAGTTTACCCTCTCGTCCGAGAACTGATCGACGTGATCAAAGGAAACTGACGGACCGGATCGTAGGTCTGTCTCGAAGCCACGGAATAGGGCCATGCCTATTCCGTGGCTTTTTCTTTTTTGCCACCGAACCGACGGAAAATGGAAGTGGCGTGCATAGCTACTTCCATGAACACACACACTTCTAATCTCTCTGAGATCATCACCCCGACCTTTGGTCATCTTCTGGTTCGCGTCGAGGCTAAGCCATCTCGACATCGATACTTCGTAGGAGTCGTCGAGAAGACGAGCCCGAGACATCCTGACTTCGAGGACGAGATACAGGCCGGAGATCGAGTCTTATTCCGATACGTCGAGTGCATCGTTGTGACCGACGATGTCATGATCGTGCCCGAGACCTCAGTCGTCGGTATTCTCGAAGACGACCACAAGGTCGATGACACCGGCAAGATCGTTCGTGCTCGTCGAGATCTCACTGAACTCTTCGGCGAGCCCGAGCGATACACCGAGATCGATGCTTCTACGATCGACGATCGAAAGCCAAGGTTCTACAAGCGCACCGAGAGGTCAGCATGAGCCAAGACCCGCAGCAACCGTTGCGGGTCTCTGACCACGCGATTGTCAGATACATCGAGCGGGTCATCGGGATCGACACTGATCAGATCAGGGCAGCGATCCTCGGACCTATCGCCGGGCTCACCGCGAAGGTCGGCGATACAGGACGGTTCCCGGCGGACGGCTTCAAGGTCGTCGTGAACAAGGGAGTCGTCGTCACCGTTATCACAAAACAGGAAGACAAAGAATAACCACGGAGGCAAATGAAGAATGAGGCAGATCCGGGCAGGGTCGAGATTCAACTGACGAACGGGGGCGTGACTTACGTGAGCCCCGAAGACTTCGAGTTCGTGAGCCAGTTCAGTTGGCATCGAGAAAAGAACAAACACACGTACTATGCGAGAGCCTCGATCGGCGGCAAGCAAATTCGGCTTCATCGACTGATCGCTCATGCCGAGCCCGGTCAGATGGTGGACCACAAAGACGGCGACGGACTCAACAACACTCGCGAGAACATCCGTGTCGTCACTCACACGCAAAATAACTGGAACCGTCGCAAGTTCGGCGAAACAGCGAGTCGGTATCTCGGAGTAGTTCCAAATTACGGTGGCAGCAAAGACCGACCTTGGCTCGTGCGGTTTTTCCACGAAGGCAAGGCGATCAGATGTGGCACCTATGCGACCGAGATCGAGGCCGCGGAAGCCTACAATAAGTTGATCGTGACGTATCGAGGCGAATACGCCCGACTGAACGAGATCACGGAGGACAAGTGGCAAGAGGACGAATCCCAAGACCGCGAGTCATCAACGACTTGCGAGGCGATCCGCACAAAAGACGAAGACACACAATCGAGCCTGAACCGCCAAAAGGTCGCCCGGTGCCGCCGGATGATCTCAGTGAGGTCGCACTCGAAGAGTGGCGCCGCATAACTGATGACCTCGACTCGATGGGTCTTCTCAGTCGTGCCGATCGAATGGCTCTCGTGTTGTACGTCGAGGCATTCGATCGATACACGCAAATGAAGCGATCAAACCCGGTTCAGGAATACGCGAACGGCGCCGACAACGTGAGCGGCGCCTATTCAGTAATGAAGGGTGAGAGAGAGATCATGCGACGGCTTCTCGTGGAATTTGGTTTGACGCGAGCGGCTCGGAGTCGCATGGCACTTCCAAAAGACACGAGCGGCTCACCCGACGTTCTTAGCTTCATCGCGAGGAAGTCAGCGTAAAACGATCGGTGCTCGTTTCAACAAGTTCCCTTGTTCCGATCGACTCCGGGGTGTGTTGTCCCGGAGTTTTTCTTTGCGCCATGCGTTGATACCTCATGGCAAAGAGGGTTCCGAAGAAACAAGCAAAGTCGATCGATCTCACATGGTGGATCACAGGCCCGAACGATCAGAAGGCTCTCGATGAAGGATGCTTCATCGACCCGTCTGAAGGCGAGTTCATCTGTGACTTCATCGAGAAGTTCATCAGATACAGCGGCGGTGATGAAGTCGGACAACCGGTGAAGCTCCTCGAATGGGAGCGCTCATTCATCATGCGTCTGTTCTCTTGGCGACGACCGAAGCCCGATGGTCGTTCAGTTCGCCGCTACTCTTCGGCGAGCGTGTGGATATCCAAAAAAAATGGTGTCTTGCCCCGGTGACTTCGGATGTCACCGGGGCAAGACACCGAACTCGGTAAAACAACACTCCTCGCATGGTTGATCGTCGCGCTACTTGTGGCAGACGGTGAACCACGATGTGAAGTCTATTCGGTCGCGAACTCGACGAAGCAAGCCAAGAAGATCCTCGAAGAGATCGGTCGAGTGATCAAGGCAAGCCCTGAACTCTCATCGATCCTCGAAGTTATTCCGTCCGCCGGTCGCGTGATCTTCTCGGCGACGAACAGCTACTTCGAGGTCTTGCCGAGTCGTCCATCTTCCGTCGAGGGCGTGGACGGGCACGCGGTAATTTTCGACGAGCTTCACAAACAACGCGATTCGGAATTGTGGGCGGCTCTTGAATGGGCCGGGTCGGCGCGAAGGCAACCTCTTTGCCCGGTGAGCATATCGACCGCTGGTGTACTCGATCCGACGGCGATCTCATGGCAGGTTTACCAGAGGGCGAAGGCGATCATCTCGGGTGCTCTTGAGAACACGGACACCCTCGCGATCGTGTATGAGATCGAGCCCGAGGATGAGTGGCGAACGACTCTTGCCGATGGCTCACCGAACCCGAAGGCCGAGGCAGTATGGCGAAAAGCGAACCCGTCTCTCGGCTACACGATCGACCTCGACAAGTTCCGTCGTGAGGTCGAGAAGGCCGAGAAGGATACACCTTCAGCACAAGCCGACTTCGCTCGATACAGGTTCGGGGTCTGGTGTGGATCTTCCGACCCTTGGATCTCTGACACGGACTGGATGGCTTGTGCCGGTGAGCCGCTCAAGCCCGAGATCGCCAGCACACTCGAATGGTACGGCGGTCTCGACCTAAGCTCGACGACCGACGTGACCGCTCTTGTGTTGACGACGAAGTATGAGGGCACGACCTACGTCGTGCCGTTCTTCTGGGTCTCCGAGGAACAAGCCAAGCTCCGGAGTCACCGAGACAAGGTGAACTATCTGAACTGGGTGAAGAGCGGCGACATCCGCGAGACCGAGGGCGCCGGTATCGACTACAGCAAGATCCGGAAGGATATCGTCGAAGACATCGGCCAGAAGTTCCCGATCGTGAAGCTCGGCATGGACCGATGGAACGCGACTCAACTTGCTCAGCAACTCGCCGACGACGGACTGAACGTCGTGTGGCGGGGTCAAGGGTACAAGGATATGGACCCGCCGACGAAAGAGATCGAGCGACTGATCGTGGCCAAGGAACTCTGTCACGGTGGTCCGGGGTCGCCGGTGCTTCGCTGGATGGTTGGCAACGTGATGATCCAACGCGACGACGCCGGAAATATCAAAGTCTCGAAGAAACGGTCACGAGAAAAAGTGGACGGTGTCGTCGCTCTCTGTATGTCGATCGGGGCTTCGATGATCGCCGAGGCCGCTCCGTCGATGTATGAGTCGGAAGGTGTGTTCGTCGTCTAAGAACGTCGAGTCGCCGTGCTACATAACGCATGGCCCGAAGAACTCGAAAGGCGAAGCCGACCGCCGAAGACATCTACTCCGCGACACCGTTTTTGCGGAGTCTCCGTGCTGGGGCAAATTCCGTCGCCGGTGTTGCCGTCGATGAAAAGTCGGCTCTCTCTCAAAGTGCCGTCTATGCGGCGATCAGGATCATCGCCGAGACTCTCGCGACTTTGCCCTTGCCGGTCTATGAGAGGAAGCTCCGAGGCCGACAACGTCGAACCGATGTCGAGGCACATCGCATCCTGAACCAGACACCCGACATGTATCTCGGGTCGGTTCAGTGGCGAGAAGCGATCCTCGGCCATGCCGTCTCTTGGGGCAACGGTTATTCAGAACTCGAAGTCACGAAGGGCGGTGAGCCCTTGAACGCTCACTTGATCCCACCGGACAAAGTTGAACCTGAACGAGACAAGGCGACCGGCGCCCTTCAATACAAAGTTGAAGGCTCTCACGTTCGAGTTCCCGCAGATCGAATGATCCATGTCGCCGGGCTCGGATACGACGGGTGTGTCGGATACAGCCCGATCAAGTTGCACCGCGAGGCGATCGGCTTGGCCAAAGCGACCGAGGTCTTTGGTAGCGCATGGTTCGGCAACGGCTCACGAGCCGCCGGTGTGATCACTCACCCCGGAACGCTCACGGCGGATGCGAAAAAGAACATCGCCGACAGTTTGGAACAGAACCACGGCGGACCTGAGAATTTCGGGCGGTGGTTTATCTTCGGCGAAGGGGTCTCGATCGAGTCGATCGGCATCCCGCCCGAGGATGCTCAGTTCCTACAGACTCGACAATTCCAGATAGCCGAGATCGCTCGGATCTTCAGGATCAATCCGTTGTTCCTTCAGGATCTTGAGCACGCGACGTTCTCGAACATGGAGCAAGCGGCGATCGATCTCGTCGTTCACACGCTCCGACCTTGGGCGGTTCGGTTCGAGGCAGAGTTGAACCGGAAGCTCTTCGGTCTTCAGTCGGATTTTTATTGCGAACACCTGATCGACGGCTTGCTTCGAGGCGATACAGCGACCCGCTATGCCGCCTACGCGATCGGCAGAAATTGGGGATGGCTTTCCGCTGATGACATCTGCGAACTGGAAAACCGCGACCCGTTGCCGGACGGTCAAGGCTCGATCTATCTCGTGCCGGTGAACATGGTCAACGCGAAGACCTACGTGATGCCCGAGGTCGAAGAGAAGACCGAAGAGCTTGAGGTCGAGGAACCGAAGGCCGTCGAATCTGATGCCGCTGAAGTGCCGACCCTCGATGGCGCCGATGTCGCGATCACCGAGGTTCAATCGGCATCGATGAACGGAGCGCAGACGACGAGCTTGCTCGACATCGTCGGTCTCGTCGTCGCCGGTACTTTGCCGGTCGAGTCAGCACGAGCCATCATCGCCGCGGCATTCCCGATCCTCACGATCGAACAGATCGACGCGATCCTTGCACCACTCGCAAACTTGCCGAAGCCCAAGGTCGAGGAACCGGTCGAACCGAAGACCGAAGAGCCCGTCGATCAGGATACAGAGGAGGGCACGGAAGCCCCCGAGCCGGATGAGTTCGCACTCGACGCCGTTCGCGGTGTCGCCGCGGATGCATACGGTCGGATGATTCGTCGTGAAGCACAGGCCGTTCGTCGTGCCGCAAAGAAGCCGAAAGAATTTTTGAACTCTCTCGACGAGATCTACAACGACCATCGAGAGACGGTGGCGATGGCGACGGCACCGGCAGTCAAAGCGGTCGCGAGTCTGTACGGCATGACGAACCCGGCAGATGTGGCCGGTGTGTGCCAGATGTTCGCCGCGAAGATTGCCGACGAACACCGCGAGGCTTTGCTCGATCTCTCGGGCAGGGTCGCCTCGGACGGTCTTGTCACCGCTGTCGATGAGCTTGTCACGAAGTGGGAAGCCGAGCGACCCGCAGAGATCGCGGTGTCGTTGGCTAACTACTGTCATGGACGCATCGACTAAACCCGACCGATATTTTTTCGCAACCGATCTTGCCGCCGAGCAACCGACAGATGACTCACCCGGGACACTCTCGGGATACGTCGTCAAGTTCAACGTCTTGAGCCATGACCGAGGCGGATACAGAGATGTGTTCCGCCGCGGTGCCTTTAAGAACCTCGACGATCCGAGCAAGAGCCCGGTCGATATCAAGGCATACAGGGACCACGACGAGACCTACTACCTCGGTCGCACCTCGAACGGCACCTTGAAGCTCGTGACCGATGAGGTCGGTGTCCGGTTCAGTCTCAAGTTGCCGAACACTGTCGAGGGTCGAGACACCGCAGCGCTCGCCGCAAGGAAAGACTTCGGAGGAATGAGCTTCGGGTTCTATCCCGATTCCGACGGCTACTCATGGAAGCATGAGAAAGCCGGGTCGATCCGTGAGATGTATAGCGGAACGCTCGTCGAAGTGAGTGTTGTATTCGAGCCGGGCATACCGAAGACCGAACTCGTTCTTCATTCTCTCGACGCAAACGATGAGAAGGCAGAACAGGAACTCGCCGAGCATCATGCCCAAGAGCGGGAACGACGTTTGAGAATTCTTGAGATTGCCGAGAAAGAAATTCTCACAAAGAGCACTAAGTAAGAACAGCAAGCAAGAGAGGTCGCTCCTCTTTAACTCGCAAGGGACAACCACGGCGAACCGCGGACCCGACCGACACCGAATTCATTTCCGGTGCCGCTCGACCAACGGTTCGCCGTTTGTGTTTTGTGCGGCACCACTAGGAGCAAAGTGAACGCACACGACGCACAAAAGCAGCACGCTCAGGCAATCGCCTCGGCTCGTGCTATCCAGAACGATGCCGACAAGAACAGCGGCGGAGTTCTCACCGCTGAACAGTCCGAGAACTACAACAAGGCGATCGCAGACGCCGAGAAGTACAAGGCGGAATATGACCGTCTCAGCAAGCTCGAAGGTCTGGAAGTCGAATCGAAGGCTTCCGCCGGTCGAGTCTCGAAGCCGGTTGAACTGCCCAAGGGCAGCAAGCAGCGCTACTCTCTGATCAAGGCCGCTCGTGAGCTTGCTTCGGGCAAGGGTCTCACCGGTCTCGAAGCGGAGATCTCTCAAGAGATCGCTCATCAGTACGGCAAAGATCCTCAGGGCTTTTACTTCCCGACTCGGTTCGAGGCTTACGACTTTGACCTTTCGGCAGGTACAGGCTCGGTCGTGAGCCAGCACAAGCCCGAAGAGTTCATCGATGCTTTGCGGAACAAGATGATCACGGCTCTTGCCGGTGCGCGAGTTCTCGCCGACCTCACTGGTTCGAGCATCACGATCCCGAAGAAGACCGCGACGACTACCGCTTACTGGGTCGGTGAATCTACCGCTCCGACGGAGTCTGCCGGAACCATCGGTCAAGTCACACTGACTCCGAAGACCGTCGGTGCTTACGTCGATATCAGTCGCAAGCTCATGCTTCAGTCGAGCTTGGATGTCGAGGCAATGGTTCGTCAGGATCTGATCGACACCCTTGCCGTAGAGTTGGACCGAGTCGGACTTAATGGGTCGGGTTCAGGGTCCGAGCCGACCGGCATTTTGCAGAACGGTTCGATCAACTCGGTCGCCGTCGGCACCAACGGTGGTGCTCCGACCTATGCTCACTTCGTGAGCATGGAAACGGAAGTCGCCGACGACAACGCCGACATCGGTACTCTCGCCTACATCGTCACGCCTAAGCTGCGCGGAAAGATGAAGGTGACTGAGAAGGCATCCTCGACCGCTCAGTTCCTTTGGGAACCGGGCAACTTGGTCAACGGCTACAACTGCTATGTGACCAAGCAACTTCCCGACAACTTGACGAAGGGCACCGCTTCGGGCGTTTGCTCGGCGGCACTCTTCGGCAACTTTGCCGACCTGATCTACGGTATGTGGGGCGCCCTCGATCTGACGATCGATCCCTACAGCAACAGCACGACCGGTATTCTCCGACTCGTCGCTTTGCAGGATGCCGCCGTTGCGGTTCGTCGCAATGAGAGCTTCTGCGCCGTCAAGGACTTCACAACGACCTAATGATCTCGTCGAGCTAGTCTCGACATGGACGACAAAGACGACGAGCCAGATATCTGGCTCGTCGTTTTCTTTTGGGTCAAGCTCTCTATAGGTCATGAGCGACACGACTGAACAAGACGAAGTAGATCAGTGCAAAGACTGCAAGTGGATCTTTCCGAAGAGCGAACTTCGCTATGGGCCAGACCCGTTCGCGGAAGAGATACACGGCGACACCACGCCGACCGTGCTTTGTGAGGGATGTTACCGGTCTTCGTGTTGGGAGATCTAAGGTCGAGGCACGGGGGATAGATAAAGCATGAGCACAACACACAAGATCAAGTTCACGAAAGAGACCCTGAACGGCTCGGTCGTTTATTCGCCGGGCGACATCATCGAGGTCGATCGCGATCGCTTTAACCATCTGGTTCACGAGGCCAAGGTCGCCGAGGCAGTTCGCGAAGAGATCGTCATCGATGTTCCGGTCGAGGTCGTCGAGCCGAAGCCAAAGAAGAAAAAGGTGGCCGAGTGAAGCGGAACTTTTGGCTTCAACAGAGAGCAGACATCGAGCGACTGATCGAGTCGTTCGAGAATGAGCTTGAGATACCCGGCGACATCTTCACCCGATACACCGATCTCAAGCTCGTCTCGCATGGAACGACCGTGACCTTTGCGACCGATTCGTCGCGACTCGGCACACTTATACGACTCGCCGTGAAACGAGTCGAAGAGATCACTTCAGGAGGACAATGCTAAGTGTTACAGTCGCGCCGACCGCCGCCGTCGTTTCGCTTCCTGAGTTGAAGGCACATCTTCGCATCGATGGTGATGACGAGAACGATCTCCTCGAAGGTCTGATCTCGGCAGCGACGGCAATTTGCCAGACGAAGAGCGGTCGGCAATTCGTCACCGCGACCTTCGTGCAAAGAGAAGACTTCACGGGTCTCCGGAATGCAGTCTTCGGCTATGCGAATTCGCCGAGTGTTCCCGGTGCTCGTGTCGTGCTCACGGCGACACCGGTCGTCGAGGTCGTCTCGTGTGTCGATGGTGATGGCAACGCGGTCACATACACCCTCGACGAGAGCGGTCTTCAGACGGTTCTCGTGCCGACGACTTGTCCTGATCAACTCGTGATCACGTACAAGGCAGGGTATGGCACTGAACCAGACACCGTGCCGTCATGTGCTCGTCTCGCCGTTCGGGTCGCCGCAAGTTATCTGTGGACTAATCGTGAGTCAGGTGATCGACTGCCGATGGCGATCGATGCACTCCTCGACCCGATCCGTTTGGTCCCAGTTCGTTAAGACGCCGGACCGAAGCGGGTCTCCTGAGACCGCCTAGGTTTAGGAACCGACCCGCGACATCGGGCGTCAAAGTCGCAAGAGCCCCGAGGCACGCTCAGTCGTCTCGGGGCTTTCTCTTTGTCCTGCCCTAGATAAAGGCATGACTCCGACACCAGCAGGACAACGACGACACCGTATCACCGTTCAGCGATACACGACGACGAGCGACCTCGGTCAAGAGGTTCAGACTTGGTCAACAGTCGGCACCTATTGGGCCAAGGTCTCGCCGGTCTCGTCGAGCGAAGACCCGGCAGATGACGGCACGACGGCAACCGTCAAGTATCGGATCAACATGCTCTACACGGGAACGATCACACACAAAGACCGGATCGTGTATGGCGGACGGAACCTGATGATCGAGAGCATCATCAACGTCGAAGAACTGAACATCGAGTATCTGATTCAAGCAAGTGAGGTTGAATGATCGGAATCACGTACAAGTTCGAGATCTTCGGCAACACGTTCGAACTCGATGGCGCCGGTGCTGAGTTCGCAACTTTTGTGATCTCGTCGATCGTCATCCTCGGCGGATGTTGGGTCGCAAAGAAGCTCGCCGAGTGGTGGTTCAGAGGAGGCTAATGGATTACGTCGTCAGCATCACCGGCGACCGGGAGATCGATAAGGCGCTTCAAGACCTCGACAAAAAGGTTCGCCGGAAGATCATCAAGGGCGGCATGACCCAAGGCATCAAGGTCATGCGGGAAGGGGCGAAGGCGAACGCTCCGATCGGTGAGACAGGCTCACTCAAAGAGTCGATCGTGAGCAAAAGTCAGAAGCGGAGTCGGAAAGGCTTCGGCATCAACGTCATGTCGAGCAAGAAAACACAAGACGGCGACTTGCCGTTCCATACAGCGGCGGTCGAGTTCGGCGCGAAGTCGAGAGGCATCGAGGCGAAGAACACCTTCCGCGACACGTTCGAGGATAAGGGACAAGAGACCCTCGACATCACGATCAAAAACATTAGAGACAAGATACTTCAGGCCGCGGAGGGCAAGTGACGCCAGATGAAGCATTCCTCAGTTATCTCAAGACACACGACGATGTGATCGCGTTGTTCGGTTCGAGGATCTACTCGAACCACTTGCCGGAGTCTCCGACGCTTCCCGCGATCGCGATCGGTCTTCGGACCGCTGAACACCTTGCCGTGCTCTCAGGTTCAGCGGGGATCGTCACAGCGACGTTTGAGGTCCGGATCTGGTGTGAGACTTTCCGTGCCGCCGTCGAGGCCGGTGATGTGATTCGTCAAGCGGTGCAAGGCTACCGGGGCGCCATGGGCACGTTGACATGTCTCTCGTCGATTCTTACCGACGATCAGAATTCGACCGTCGCCCCCGATGAGGGAAGCTCGGCTTACGTATACGCCAAGAGCTTGACCTACAAGATCAAGTTCCGCGAGGCGATCCCGAGCTTCCCGTAAAGAGAACCGTCGCCGACTGCCATACATACCCGCAGAAGGTTCCGCGAACCCACCTGTGAGGATAGATGGCAGTATACGAAGGCGAAGGCACAAGTTTGCATGTAGGCGCGACGAGCACCGTGACCGAGATCGGGCAGGTGTTCTCGATCAGTGGTCCGGGTATGGCGGTCGGTGAGATCGAGAAGACTCACCTTGCCAGCACGTTCAAGGAGTTTAGACCCGGCTTGCTCGACATCGGGCAAGTCACGTTCTCGATTTACTTCGACAGCGCGAACACTCAACACACGCTCGTCGAGTCGTCGATCACGACTCCGGCAACCCTGTATTGGGAACTTCAAACCACCGACGGAAAGACCCGTGCTTTTCAAGGCTTCCCGGTGAGCTTCAATTACACCGGAATGGAAGTCGAAGGGAACTTGACCGCCGAGGTCACAATTCGAGTCACGACAGTTCCGGTCATCTCAACAACCGGCGCTTGATAGAGACGGAGGAAGATGCTTAACCGCGATGCGATTCTTGCGGCAGACGATCTGCCGAAAGAGAAGATCACGATCAAGGCTTGGGGTGGCGACGTTTTTGTCCGAACCATGAAGGCCGCCGATCGCGATCGATGGGAGCAATGGGTGTCGAAGAACCCGGGCGTCAACGTCAGGGCTTCGCTCGCCGTCAACACGGTGTGCGACGAGAACGGGAACCTTCTCTTCAGCGAGGCAGACATCGAAGCACTCGGCCAGAAGAGCGGGGCGGCACTGGGTCAGATCGCGGATGTCGCGTTCAAGCTCAACCGGGTTCTCTCGGAAGATGTCGAGGCCATGGAAAAAAACTCTTGAGCGACCCGGTAAGGCGAATGATCGTTCGCCTTGCCGTGGTCAACGGGGGTTCGGTTCGAAAGATTGAACAGGGTCTCGACTCGACCGACATCTCATGGATGCTCGCGGCGGAACGGGTCGGACTGATTCCCGATCCATGGCAACAAACCGCCTTCATCTGCGCAGCCGTGATGAATGCGAACACGAAGCGAAAAGATGGAAGGTCTTGGACTGCCGACGACTTCTATCCGTTTAAGCGACGAGCAAAACGGATGAAGGGTGCCGAGATCGCGAAGATGTTCGACTCGATGACCGAGCACATCGACAAGAAGAAAAGGCGCGGCGGTATCCGCAAGCTCGACATCACGAAGACGGAGACCACCTCGGAGGATTAGTGGCATTAGTCGGAGCAATCGTCATCGGTCTCAAGGCGGACAACACCGCTTTGAGCAAAGGGCTCATCAAGGGCGGTAAGCAAGTCAAGGCTTTCGGCGATGAGGCGAAGGGTGGACTCGACGAACTGAAGAGCTTCGCCGCGAACTCCTATGCCGCCCTCGACACTCTCGTTCACGTTGTCGGCGCCCTCTCGAAGTCGATCTCGGCACTGATGATCCAGATGGCCGAGGCGGCTCAAGATGAGTCTCTCGCGGGTGCGGCGATCGAACTTCAGCAAGAAGTCGATGACGTTGTTGGCCAGTACGTGCAGATGAAAAAGGCCGCGGTACTGGCGAACGAAGAGGCGGCAAAGCAACTGGCCATGCAAGCCGCAGCAGCAGCGAAGGCCGCTCGGACAATTCATGCTCGGCTCGGTCGAGCGTGGCATGGTCTTCGAGGCGGCATCAATAGCGCTGGCAACGCGATGATGAGCTTCAAGGGCATGGTCGTCGGTCTCGGTGCCGCGGTCGGTGTCGGTCTTGCCGTCGATAAGTTTAAGGAGATGGCAGTTCATGCCGCGAACAACATCGCCGCACAAGATCGACTCGCGAAGAGGATCGGCACCACGACCGAAGAGATGAGTGCTCTCGAAGGTGCCTATCGGATGGCGATGGGGACTGATGAGGTTGATGGCTTCCGGGATGCTCTCTCGGACATGCAAGAAAAGATCGGTGACGTGACCACCGAGGCCGGTGGTGCCGCCGAGATCTTGAAGCTCGTCGGGCTCAACGCTGATCAGATGGCCGGACAAGACGCCATCGAAAACTTCAAACAGATCGCGGACAAGGTTCAGGGTCTTCAGAGCCAAGCCGACAAACTACACGTCGCCGACACCCTGTTCTCGGGTGAAGGTCAGAAGTTTTTGCCCTTCCTTGAAAAAGGTCGGAAGGGCATCGAGGAGATGCAGGCCAAGGCGAAGGAACTCGGGCTCACCGTCAACTCGTTCCAAGCCGCCGAGGTGATCAAAGCTCAACAGGCGATGCAAGAATTGAAGATGGCGTTCGAGGGCTTCGTGACCAAGCTCGTCGTCGAAGCGGCGCCGGTGCTGACGGCTCTCGTCGATGAGATCAAGCTCATGGGCACTGAAGGTGTCAACTCCTCTGACATGGTGACGGACGCGATCTATGGCACCGCCGAAGCCGTCGGCTTCCTCGGCGACATGTGGCGAGCGGTCGTCGATGGCTTCCGGTTCGCACAAGCCTACATCACGAAGGGTCTCGCGTGGATCGCCTCAGGCATCACGAAGCTCTTCGAGGGGATCGATGCTGGCTTGATGAAGGTCGGTCTCGGTGCAACCGGTCTCGGTGAGTCACTCAGATCGTTCTCTGATGGAATGCACGCCGAAGCCGATCAGAGCATCGACGAAGCATGGCAGAGCTTTATCTCGAAGACACCGAGTGAGAAGGTCACGAGCTTCATGGATCGTGTCGCTCAAGGCGCCGAGGAAGCTCGGAACAAAATGGAAGAATTGCCGACGGCGATGGACGGTGTGACCGCGGCAACTCTTCGACTTGCTCAAGGTGTCGAAGACCTTGAGAAGAGTCTCAAGGAACAGATCGCGACGTTCGGCATGTCGAGTGCCGAAGCCGACATCTTCAAGTTGAAGATGCAAGGTGCTACGGACGAGCAACTCGCCTCGGCTCGTGCGATGGCCAAGCAGATTGAACAGATGGAGAAACAAAAGGAAGAACAAGATCGACTGAAGGATCTTGCGAAGAGTGTGTTCGACGAGACCCGAACCCCGCTCGAAAAGTATCAGACCAAGATCGAGGATCTCAAGAAGCTCTTCGATCAGGGCTTGATCAACAGCGACACCTTCGACCGTGCCGTGAAGCAAGCGAAGGGCGAACTCGGCGGAAACGAGATTCAGTTCTCGGGGCCGATGGAACTCGGCAGCAACGAAGCTCGGTCGGTGCTTTTGCAAAATGCTTTCGGCGGTTTGGGTCAGTCGATCGATCCGCAGAAAGACATGCTCAAGACGAGTCAGAACTCTCTCAAAGAGCAAAGAGAACAGACCGTCTTGCTTCGACGTATGGTCGGCGCTGAAGCCACACCGACCTTCGCGTTTTAAGAACGACTCGTGAGCCGGATAGATACCGGCACTATGGCAGTCGTCGATGTCCGAGAACTATTCAATCGCCGCGGGAACGAGAACGCTAAAGGGCACAGAACCTACGTTCGTGTCTTCCGGGTTCAGACGGATGACCCCGAAGACGACTCTCTCGTCGCGACGGCGCCGCTCGTCGCTCTTGGACTGGTCCGCGGCACGAGCTACGTGACTCCGTCGAGCACGGACACCGGGGCTCTCCTCTCGGAGATCGATGCCCAATGTACCGAGGAAGACGGTCTCACTTGGGAGATCACACTGAGTTGGACTACAGATCAAGAAGTCACGTCGTCGCCGCTGCTTGAAGATCCCGAATACACTTGGGAGTTCAACGGCAAAGAAGTGCCGATGGATGTGGACCTCGACGGCAAGCCGTGCGTGAACAAGGCCGGGCTTCCGTTCCTCACACCGATCACACGGTTCGCGAGTGACCCAATCTTGAAGGTCACACGGAATCAAGCGAACTTCCCGTTCACTGACTTCCTGTTTCGCGACTGTATCAACAGCGACTTGTTCCTCGGCTACTTCCCACCGGGCACGGCTCGTTATATGCCGCCCTCGGTTCAGTTCGTCCCGGACAACACGTGGGGCGACTATTACAAGGTGGGTCGTCAATTCGCAATCGACCCGGACGGATGGGAAAAGCCTGTCTTAAATGCCGGTGTATGGGAACTTCGTGACGGTAAGTATCGAGCGATCTTGGGCGCCGATGGTTTGCCCGTCACCGAACCACAACTTCTCGACAACAACGGCAAGGCGCTCCCGCCCGGGAGCGCGAAGAGTGCGATCCCGTTGTGGTTCCGTCGATACAACAAAGTTCCCTTCAATCCGATCCTCGCGTGAGGCTCAGTGGCAGACGTAAAGCTCGACCTACAATCAGCACGACGAATCGCCGCGGTAACGAAAGAGACCGAGTATGCGATCGATAAGAGCGACACGTCTCGTCGTCACGTCGCGACACCAGCATTCACGATCAAGGTCGCGAAGAGCCCTGAGGGTGGCATCCCCGCGAGAGACAAGCTCAAGCCGGGTAAGGCCGAGTGCAAGATATATGAGTTCGAGGATCTGACGGCAGAAGAGCCGAAGCTCAAGGTCTCGAAAGATGCCTCGGGCGAAGACGCGACCCTCGAAGTTTTCAACATCGCTCGAACTGAGATCGAAGAGAACACGATGATGTTGATTCAATTCGGCACCGGTGTCTGGTGGTGCATTGTCGAGGTGTGTGACGGTGCTGAAGACGAAGAGGGCGAAGATGAAGGCGAGAGTTAAAACTCGTGAGGCAGTCGCCCAAACGCACCAGCGCGACCCGGTCTAATCGCAATATCAGGCACCGTCAACATGCCGCCGGTCGTGATCGGTGGTGGTGCCTTGTTCTCGGATTGCTTCAACAGTTCACCCGTCCGCCAATTCCATTTGCGGAGATATCGCGGGAACTCACGTTCGAAGTCGCCCGACGAAACATAGACGACATCTTCGTCGTCGTTGCATCTGACGCCGAAACCTTGGTAGTACCCGTAGGCAGTGTCGAGTTCGGCGACCACGCCGCCAGCGTCATAGACGACAAGGCGAGTGTTACGTTGTGGCGATCCGCCACCATAGTCGGCATGTCGTCGAGTGAAACAGTAGCCGCGGTCGTTGACTTGAAGTTCGTTCAACACGTTCGTCTCGCCGGGCGGAACTCGATAGTCAATGCGACTGAGTTGTTCGCCGTCGCCGCTGAACCGGAAGATCGTGTAGCCGTCAGTCGCCCAGATCACGTCACCCGCCGGTTGCGTTGCGCAGTGTCTCAGGATGCCTTGGGCATCGAACTCACCCTCAGGTGACGGATCGGTCGTCGTAGCCCACACGAGTTGACCGGTCGGACTAATCTTGACGAGCCCGATCGTCCGCTCGCCGTTTGCGGAATCTACAAGTAATGCACCGCTGCCGCACACATACCAATTGCCAAAGCGATCGACATCAATTCCCGAGATCGAATTCATGAGGTCAAGTTCGAGAAGATCGATATGCCACTGTTCGTCGCCGAACTTGTCGTAAACGGTCAAGGTACATTCGACTCGGTGGATGTATTTGCCGGCGCCGATGTTTCCGGCAGCATCGACGGCGAATGGTGAATGAGTGTAGCCGAGCACCAGCGGTGGCGTGCTCATCTGGAGTTTGCCGTTCGGCTTTCGGAAGTTGTTTCCGTCGGCACCGGTATCACGAAAGCGATGAATCAGACCTGTGTTGTTTCGTCGAATGAGCCAGACGCGACACGTGTCATCGACACTGATCGATGGCGCATACTCAAGCAACCCGGCATAGCCTTCGATGAATTTGTATTTGTATTCACAGTCAAGATCGAAGACGGTCCAATAACCAGTCACGTCGAAAAAAAACGATCCGACATAGATGTCTCCGCAACCGCAGCAATTGCAACCCGGACTGTTTTTCTTCATCTCTCCTCTTAGGTCACACTGACAAGGTCGTCTTCCTCGGCGCCGACCGTGTAGAACTGGCTCACACAATAGTTGTCGTGCTCGGCTTTGAGATAAGCCGCCGACTTCGCTTCGGGGTAGAAGCGAACCTCTTGAAGATTGCCTTCCGGCACCGAAGCCTCATTCTTCCTGAAGAGGAAGTTCCCGTTCGTGAGAGAGACCGTCTGAAGCTCGGTGACTTCGAGTTCACCGTCGAGCACACCGTCGAGGTACACCTTCAGCCCGACACCACGCTCCCAACTCACCGCAACGTGATACCACGTGTTTTGTGTGAGGGTCGTATCGCCTCGAAGCTCATACGACATCGTGACACCCTGAGAGGTGAGCACGTTGATCGAGGCTTGAAGTGTGTTCAAGAAAGAGTGACCGAACGAGAAGACCAACTTATCACCATCGACAGAGTCGAAGCCTCGACTGAAAAAAGTTCGTTCCTTGTAGAACGTCTCGAACCTGAACCACATTGAAGCCGTGAATGACTGCGCTTCGTCGAGCCCGTCTTCAGGAAGCGTGATGTATTGTCTTCCGTCGGAGTGAGCCGAGAACGTACAGAACACACCTTGATCTTGTTCCGGTGCCAGATCGATCGTGCCGCCCGGACCACCGGTGCCGTGCAAGCCGTTACCAGTTCGATCGACATACTCATCAGTGTCGCCGACACCGAACTCGTCGAGCGGCAAGACGAAGATCACACCGTCATACACGTCGCCGACGACATCGACAAAAGCCGACCCGCCGCATGTGACGCCACCGGTCGCCGAACTGAAATCAATAGGACAGCATGTCATCAGAGAGCCCCGTAGTTGATAAAGATCGTTGTGTCGATCGAGTCGCTCAAAGGTGTTTTGACGACGGCGAGATAGAGGCCGGTCGTCGAGTCATAGCTTCGGAAGTCATGAGCCAGACGAGCACCGGAAGCCGACGTGAAAAACACTGACTCAGGGTCGCCGATCCGAGTTGCAGGAATGATCAAGGCGACCGACAAGAGATACTTGTCGAGTGCGCTTTCGACTTTATCCGCGGCGATCGTGATCGCTCTCGTGTAGTGCCTGAGAGGATCACCGACGACGGCACCACCGGTCATCGAGAGCTTGTGATATACCGGCACGGCAGCGGTGCCACCGACCTCGGCACCAGCACTCGCGATCTCGGGCGTGATCACCGTCGAAGGTACGGCGGAACTACCGACTCGAACTGAACCGAGGCCGACAGGAATTCCGTGTTGTGCCCAAGCCTCACCGCCACCGACGACACCGCCGCTCATCGTGTTGCTATATGCGATCCCAGCGATCGCCGAGCCGCCACCGACGATGCCGCCGAACATCGTGTTGTGATACGTGTTCGGAGGAGAGGTGAAGCACGACGTGAAATCATATGCGCCATTGTTCTGGGCATTGCTATGAGTGAAGATCACGCGAATTTGATAGAGAGTGCCGGGTGTCAGACCTTCGATCCTGAAGATGTTCGGCGAGCCGAACATCAGCCACGTCCCATCGGCGGTGACATCGACCCAATCGCCGCCGCTGAAAATGTGGGGCCTACCCGTGATGAGGATTTCTTGATCCTCGCAACTCAAAACATGTGCCGACGACCACGCGATGGTGATCGAAGTCGGTGTCGATTCTCCGGTACAGTCGAGATCACCGGCGACGTGGATTCTTGGATTGTGGCAGTCTTCTTCCGCATATCCGTAGTCATACGTGAGCGCGCTCAAGACGGGCTCGGTGACGACCTCTTGGCTCGTCCAAGCTCGGCGGAATTCCTCACGCTTATCGGCGGGGAGCAAATCGTCGTATATCTCAAAACTCACTGATCCTCCCGACGACCCAAAAAGTACGCCCTCACTTCGCCGACGATCGTCGGTTTGTTTCCCGCCCAAGCCATCACTCCCTTCTCGTCGATCGCGACATCAGTCGTCGGGTCGTAGTCATGCGACACAAGGATCTTGTCTCGACTCACGTACTGCCTGTTCCTGAGGCGCCCGTGAAAAAGATGAGTCGCGTGATGACTGATGTGCGTGACTCGACCTTGAGTTCTCGCGTATAGCTTGGCCATATAGCCGAGTGCGTCTCGACGATGTGCGACCGTGTACCGGTTGAGGTGTTCGGCTGAGAACTCACCCGTCGCACCTTTGCAAAAAACGACATCACCGGAACCGAGAACCGATCTGTCATAGAGGCCTATGCCGTCGAGCACCTCACGGCGACACGCCCATATAAACCCGGGCCGACCTTTCTTCTGTTTCGCCGCAACGATCGACTTCGACCAACGCATCCGCTCACCGTTCGGACCAAGGTCGGTCATCGATTCAAACGGTTGAACGACCGGTGTGTGATCGAGGGCTTGATCAAGTTGCTCATACCAAGCCTCGGGATCGTCGAGGATCACATCCGCATCGATCCAACAGACGCGATCTACCTCGGGCGGCAAGCTCTCGATCGCCAGATTCAAGAGCCGTTCTTTTTGCCACAAGATGTTTTGCGGCTCGGCTTCGATCGTGATCTCGGCGCCGAGCTTCGGTTCGCCGAATGCCAACTCGATCGCCGTGACCGGCAGATCACCGAGCGACTGTCGGAAGGCCCGATAGTTGTGCCTCGGTGCCGACCATCCGACCGGGTTAAAGTGCGATGTGACGAGATGCAGCATTCCCTATTTAGGGCTCATACACCGCGATCAGTCGGCGAATACCACCGACCTCAGAGACGATCTCAGAGACGCTCGGCTCTCGACCCGTCCATCGTTTGAGCTTCTCTTCATCAACGGGATCTTGGACGTGATATCGACAGAGTTGCGCCGGCCATTTGTACGGCACTGAGATCACGACGCGGTCGCCGACCTCGAAGAGCTTCGCGGTGAATCGCTCGACGATCTCGTCGGGCAAATGCTCTACGACTTGAAGACAGCACACCACGTTGAAGTGATCGAGGTCGTGATCAAGGAAGTCATCTTGAATAAACTCGACACCATCGGGCATGTGCTCGGAGTGGTCGTCGAGGTCGAGGCAGACTCGACGACTGAAGTGCTCGGCGCCGACAGGGCAGGGGCCAGACCCGACCTCAAGTAAAGAGCCGCCGAGGGTCGCGAGACGGTCTCGGGCTCTCTTGTAATAGAGATAGTTTGCTCGGGTGCGGCGATACGTTGCGGGGTCAGAGGTCACGCTCTATGTAGTCGAGTGATCGTACACGTCGCCGCTCGGTCGTGATCTGACGGGTCTGACGCCAGACCCTTCGCTCGGCGGTCGAGATCAGGTACGACCTCGGGTTCTTCTCGACATCGATCGTGTCGAGCGACTTCAAGAGGTGAAGGATGAGATCGCCTTTCGCGTTGTCCTGATCGACTCCGGACCATCGAGGGCCGAACCAATTCCAGACGGCGACACTGACTTCGATCAGAATCTCGCCGAGACGTTCAGACACCTTACCGGTGTCGCGGTGTCGCCTCAGTTCTTCAAGAAGTTCGTCGTCGTCAAAGCTCATCCTTTATTTAGGCCGGCGACGGCTTCTCACTTTTTGTCGGGTCTATTGACAGTCCGTCAAGGATCGTGTCAGGTGCGCCGGTTTGCCCTCAGTGTGAGGGCTCGTGTACTGGCACTACACGGAGATCTAACGATGTCGGAGTTTTGCTTTGCGGTGATGGCGGCTCGTTTGTTCGACCTTGAGGGAGTTGATCGAGACGATCGCGACGACCGGTTCGTGAGGCACTGTCGCGAGAAAGAGATCGAGGTGACTGTCGATCGGCTCGGACTGTATCGGGATGTCGTCGAGGTGTTTGAGGAGTTCGGCTTCTGGGTCGAGAATGAGGATCTCCTCGACAATCTCGAAGCTAGAGGATGGAAGACGAGCTTCTTGAAGATGGACATTCCGTCGGAAAGTGCGACCTAAAAATCGTCATGAAAAATTCGGTGGTCTCTCCGTAGGATCGGATAGAGACCACGTTGTTCGAGTCTCGATCAAAACAAGATAGGCGCCTTCAGGGGCGCCTATCGCTACTTGGAGTGCGCACCTTGAAGAACACGAAGACGGCACCGACCAAGACGATCGGTGAACTGAGGCAAGAAGCCGAAGAGTACCTCGAAGTCTCGATCGAAGACGGCGATCCGAGCCTGATGAGAGTGTGGCTCAAGGCGATCGGCGACGAGCGGGTCAGATGGCTCGATGATGACGAGCGACCGATCAGGGCGATCTTCACGATCGCGCAGATGGCCGACTCGGCTTCACGGTCGAAGGGCGAAGGGTGTGACCGTGCCCGTTGCTTGATCGATGCACTGCCGAAGCTCGGAAATATCGCGCTCGTGAGACTGATCGAAACCTATGGTCGAGGCACTGGCGACGCTCTCGACGAATTCGTCGATGCGATCGACAAGGTCGAATGACCCTCTTCAAGAGAAGCCCGAGCCAGTGCGTACTGGCTCGGGCTCATCATCTTCAAGATGCGATCCCCGCGAACCGTTCGAGGATCGACGGCGAGAGTCTCGTGATGTGCATGTTACCAAGGTGCCAACGTCGGCAGATGACCGGGGCTTGGTCGCCGCCATCCCACTCGATCCGACTGAGGTACACCGTCACTTCGCCGCCGTCGGGCACTTGTACCTTCACGTCGCCAGCCTGAACCCTCGGGTCTGGCTCTTTAAGATCGGTCGGTCGCTCACCGCCGAGGAACTCATAGATGTCGCCGATCAGTTCGGCAGTCGTGTTGTATCGACCGGCGAGAAGATCGGTCGCTGAAAGAGTCGTCATATTGTGCTCTCCATGATGCACGTGTTGCTCGGCGGGTTTGCCGAGCGGCGAAGTACAATAGTGAATTTGCCCCGATAGGTGGGGACAAATTTTGGCCCGAAAGGCAATTTAGACCTCAAAGTTCCGTCGTCTGTTCTCCATGATCCGCCGGAAGATCTCGTCTCTGACCTTGCCGCCCGTCATCTGGTAAAGACCCAT